TAAAGCTGTCAATTCAGCTTCAGCGTCGATGTTGTGGAATGCAGAAACGTCCTGTGCCAATTCTGGAGACCATTGTGCTCTTAATTTTCTTTCAGTTACAGAAACTGTTACAGACTGTAAGTCAAAAGAAACTTCACCGATTGCATCTTCAAATTCCAAAGTCTTGTAAACTCTGTAAGTTGCTTCGAATGCCGCAGCACCTGCAGTCAATGGTGCAGTAAATGTAGTACCTGTGTAACCATCAGTTGATGAAGTAGAACCGATTGGTGCTGGAGTTGATGTATCTACAGCCAAGTAGATAATACCGTTAGCAGAACAGATGTTATCATAAGAACCACCTGGACCTTCTGGTGAAGAGTAGAAGTTAGTCTTAACTTCAGAACCGTACTGTACGATACCTTTACCATACTTCTGAGTAACTACGTTAAAGTTCCAGTAAGAAGTAGAACCTGTACTTCTAACTTCCAAAGAAGCTAAGAAATCTTCAGTATCCATTTCTTGACCATCAGGACCGATTAATTTACCAGCACCTGCTGAAGAGAAACCTGACAATGCAACAAGTACTTGTCTTACGTTACCTGTGTATGTAGCAGCAGCTGCAACAACTAAGTCACTACCGTCCCACTCAACGTTAGTCAAACTTCTCGTCAAAGCTGAATATTCACCTTTAGAGTAGTCGAACAAACCTGCAGGGTCAGAGTTAGGTACTTCACCTTCGTAGAATTGGTCATACAAGTTTTTAGCGTAACCTTCAGAACCATAACCTTGGTTAACGTCTGTAGATGCACCTGGTGCACCGAATGGTTTTTCGTGTGAACCCGCACCATTTTGACCTCTTTGAATCATTGGTACGAAGTAGAATAATTTACCGATTGGTAAGTTCATAGCTTGAACAGATACGATATCGTTAGCTAATAATTTTGAGAATACTCTTCTCACGATAGGGAAAACTACAGTTTCGAATGAACCTGAACCGTCCGCTGATGATGCTTCGTTGATTAAGTGAGAAGCTTGGTTCTCATACAACTGAGCTACGTTTTCTCTCATGTGGCCTTTCAAGCCATCCAAGAAACCTAATTTGTCCCATTTGTTAATTGTGTCTTCTTTAATAACTTTCAAGTGCTTAAGACCGATGTTACCAACAAGACCGCTTTCTAATAATGCTCCCATTTTAATATTTTTTTAGGATTAGTTTATTTTTTTTATTTGATAATTTTTGACATCAAATCCTTCATTCTCATGAACTGTGGATTCTCATATGTCTTTGATTCAATAAGATTCGAAGATGAACCTTTAGCTGGTGTCTTAGAAACTTTTGTAGAAACAGATTCTGCAATTGTTTCAGCCGACTTAGCATCAAATTCTTCTTTCAAAGTCTTATACAAACCTTTAGATTCTTTCAACGTTTCAACTGAATCGAATCTTCTAAGGATGTTGATTTTCTCTTGCTTCGTAGTAGTGTTCTCAGTGAACAATCTTGTAGCGTAAGCTAAGTTTGAGTTGAATACTGCAACTTCGTTCAATTTCTCTTTGAAGATGTTAAGTGCCTTACGGTACTCTTCGTTCTTCTCTCTTAACTGAGCAACTTCTTTTTCTAAAGACTCATTTCTCTGAGCAAAACGCTCCAAGTTTTTAGGATAGTTACTAGGTTTAATACGAGTTCCTGTACGACCTGCAGAATTTGAATGAGTTTGAGTTTCTTCCATTTCACCTTCAGTGTGCTCAGCGTCGTCTTCCATATCTTTTTCTAATTTTTCAATGTGGTCAGCGTCGTCTTTTTCAGCATCTCTGAAGTGGTCGTACTCTTCTTCATCCTCTTCTTTCATGAAGTCAGCTTTAGAAGCCGATTGGTCTCCATGAGATTCGCCGTCCTTACCGTGGTAACCTTTGTCAGTACCTTTGTAGTCAGCGTAATCTTCTCTTGACTTAGATTGGTCACCTTTGTCCATGCCACCCTCAGCCATTTCTTCGTTCCACTCTTCATCCATTTCTTCTTCAGAAACTTCGATTTCGTAAACTACTTCCTCTTCAGATTCTTCTGATTCCATTTGGATTTTATACTCAACGTCAGCATCTTCATCTTTAAGTGTAACATCACCACCGTCTTGTGTTACGATGATTCCGTCTTCTTCACCCATAGCTTTGAAAACCTTTAAGATTTCCTCGTCAGATGCACCTGTTAAGTCAAGTGGTAAAAGAACTTCTTCCTCGTCATCTACTTCCAACTCGTCACCAGGTAAGTCCATCATCAACATTTCTTCACCTTCGTCTTCGTCTTCCATTTCAGACTCGTCATCAGAATCCATGTCCAATTCCATGTCCATTTCATCTTCTTCGTCATCAATGTCAAGTTCCATTTCTTGTTCAGTCATTTCTGACTCTTCTTCCATATCTGAACTTTCC